CAGACTCACCGAGGCGATTCTCTTGCAGTGCATCACGAAGCTCAAGAGCGTTCATGATCCAGGGAACCGAGCGGTTAAATCCAATGGTCGAAGGAACCGATAACTGCGTGTAATCCTTAAAGTTCGCAGTCATATCGAGGTTAAACGAACCACCAAAAGACTGAGAAATGTAAGGCTGTGGCCGCCAGATAACGTTGTTGGTGCGCTCCATCGTCGTTTGGTCAGTGTTGTAGATGCTGACGTTACGCGATAGCACTAGCGCATCGTTAAAGCCTTCGAGAATGTCCTCAAACGCGACAATCTCTTCTTTTGAAAAAGCATTAGCCATGATAATTCCTTAAGTTACTTTGCGCGTTTCTGCTTCTTATAGGCGAGAACCTTTGATATATCGCCTGTCCTAAGAGCATCCTCACGCAGCCGTTCTAATGTCGAATCCACCGAACCACTAACTGGTCCTGAACCACTAACAGTCTTCATTACTGGCGGTGGCGTTTTGCGGTTAACTTTCAATTGGCTCTCCAATTTGGCAACCGCGAAAGCAAATTTCACAGGGTCTGTAATCTGCGAAAGTTCCTTCGCCTTTTTCGGGTTCTTTCCAAGAGCGTATACGACTAGTGCAGGGTTCTCGCAGCCAGCAATTAAAACACCTTGCTGCGTAACCGAAAGCATCTCTTGCGCTATTGACTCTGCGTCTTCGTAATCGTTGACGCGCAAAACGGATTTGGACTCTTCGTAAGACTTGAGTTTGTCGCTCCAGGCTTTCTGTTGAATTTCTTCTTCAGACCTACGCGCTGCATTGACACGCTCTACTTCATCTCGCTTTCGATACCAATCCTCTAACGCATTCTCAAACTTATCTGCATCGTAATCGAAATCATTCAGTGTTGGTTTCGGACCTAAAGATACTGGTTTTGGCTCAGTTGTCTTTAACCGCTCTTCCAACTCTCGGTTCTTGCGCTGCAATTCCCGATGTGATTTCCTTAACTCTCGTACCCAATCTGGCGCTCGATTTTCCTCTGGAGGTGGCGACTCCTCCCCAATCGTGACAACAACCTCTGCTTCTTCTTGCTGAACCTCTTCTTGAACTTCAGCAACTGGTTGTTCTTCCTCGACTGACGCTACTGCCTCTTCTTCCATACATCACCCTTTTAACTCACGCGATTAAATCGGCTGCGTGGTTGCCTTTAACTTATATGATACCAAGATTATCAATCAGTTTGTCAATCCTGTTTAACAACTAGTTCGTTTACAGGAACATCATAAGACTCTTCTGGAAATACTTCCCTTCGTTGCTGAGGATTCATGCTCATACGCTGCTGCACAGCTCTTGCTTCAGCTTCGCCAGCTAATCGTTTATATACTTCCATTGGGTCGGCTGATAACTTTTGATTTAGTAATTGGTCGTAATTTGACTTTAACTCGTCGTAAGTACTCTTAATAAACGGGTCAAACTTTCTTTCATATTCTGGCAACGCATCCATTTGTCTAGATAAAAACTTAAGTTTGTTGTCAATTTGCTGGTAATAATCGTCCAAAACAGATGATGGACTTCCACCTTTCGCAAAACCCTCTTCTCTCTGAATAATGTGCTGCAATTCATGCAGCGCAACACCCCTTGATGGTTCCATCGCTTTTTGCCCCATAGTTACAACGTTTTCGGCAGGGTCAAAATTAGCACCTAAATATTTCTCATCTGGATAGTGCAAAAATGTAACTTCGTTCAGTTCAGGGTATGCTCTTTTTAGTTGTTGGTGCTTTATTGCGCCTTCAAATGTTTTAGCCTCAATAGCACCATACTCATCCGGTTTTATACGACCAAGTGTTAGTTTGGCTGATTGATCGCTTATCTCTTGCCGCCATTTACCATCCGGCCCCTTCCATGTACCCGTTTCTTTCCATATGGATTTAGGGTCAACGCCTTGAGACTCTAATTGTTTTGCTAGTGCAGCAGCTTCTGCATTCCATGTCCTAGCCTTTGGCCCGATAAATATTTGCGCTCCAGCCCCAGGGATGCGAGCGGCATTTGCTAACGTAGACCCAACAGCAAAAGGAGCAACCGATCCATAAAACTGGCTTGCAACGCTTGCCTGTTCCCCTAGATCGTATGATCGTCTCAATCGCTCAGCATCTGGTGACATAACCGAATAAGCAGGCTCTTTTCCAGTAAACCCTCGCAAAAACTCACTTTGCGGCGAAGGCATGTTGTAGCCCGTCAATGTTGAGGCTCTACGTTTTTGTATAGAGCTAGGGTCAACCGAACTTCCGTATTTTTCAAGATATGGATTCTCGGCGGTTGCTGACAATCCCTTTTTAGCCATTAACTTGGCTCCACTATTACCCTAGTTCCAGGGGTTGGTTCTATCTGCCCAGGAGGAATCATTGACTGCAAAGCCATCATATTTTCAATGTCCTTGCCCGCAGTCTCAGCGTCAGTTTTATTTAGCGTTTCAATCGTTCTTGCTTGCGCTAAATCAGCATCCGCTAATGTCTTAACTACATCTGCTCTTGCTTTAGCTGCTTTTGCTTGAGCCTCCTCGGCTGCTGCCGCTAAGAAGATTGCATTCGGGTCTTGACCTTTTCCTTCGAGCTCGGCCATTAACTCATCGAGCTCTTGCTGAGTAGGTTTAACTACGCCCATGCGAATTAGTTTCTTCCTAAAGAACTCGCGCACATCAGCAACGCCTTCGCCCTCAAGGTTCATCATTGCCATCGCTTGTAATACTTGCTGCGTCTCTGGATCGTTCGTAATGGCCATCATGCCCGTTAGCGCACGAACCGTAGCCGATCTGCGTGAACTCGACGATGGTCCTACATCTACAGCAACATCGAACTGTGCTTCTGATAAGTCATTCTCAACCACCATCTCGCCTTCGGCGGTAAGCATAGGCTTTGATAACTGGATTGTTTCAAGCTCTCCAGATATACCAATACCTTTCATCTTTCTGCCTTCCTCGACGTAAACATCTTTCGCCATAGAAAGCCATACCTCACCGCAACGCCTCACAGCTTTTGCCATGTTCGACATATAAATAAATGTCTGCATGTCTAGCCGCTGCTGAATCATCTCGACAGCTTTGCCGGAGATATTACTTACGATCTTGTCACCGTTTTGCTGATTACCGAGTATTTCTTGCATATCTGATTCGGTAACTTGAATCAGCCCAGCTAAAGCAGGTGGAATCTGTGCGCTTCTCGTGTAATCGAGCGGACCTAAAGGTGACACTTGCCCGTTAGCGTCAGTGACTGGATTGATAAGCAAATACGGGAAGTTTCGCAAGTTATCCTGCGACCACATCATTTGATGGCCGGCGACTTGCTCTGGTGTCATGATGGGCTTCTCGACAACTGAGTAAGCCGAAATCTCACCCAGTTTTGAGAGTTGCATATTTTTAAGACGCTGAGCATCTTTAGCCAGTCTGACATGGCCCATGCACCGCTCGACGTTATCAATAAACCATCGCTTGCCGTAAACAGGAACCACGGGTATACAGCGACCAGGAATCTTTCCCAAGTCTTCAAGCACCCGTGAACCACTCATGATGTAAGCGTAGACTGCTTTACGCTTAACGCGCTTTTGCCTTATCTCTCTGCTACCAATGGCAATTAACTTTGTTTCTAGCTCTTCATCTCTAGCGAAGTCATCCTGCGTGTAACGCTCTTCTTCGCCTGCAATCGTCTGAAATATCCTAATTGTCTCGGTCTTATCCTCAACGCGATAATACTCAGCGACATAAACGACATCTGGTGTTGCCCAGTCAAACTCATACTGGTGGATCTCTTTATCCCAGCTTGCAGGATCGTCCTTGTACATGTCGATGTAAGCATTTCTTGACATCGCCGTTAGTACAAAGCACCGTTTAGCGTCAGCCTTATCCTGCCGTTTAGAGTTTAGGTCGAAGAATACGGAAGAGTCTGCATCGAAGATAGGTTCAATCGCTATGCGCTGCCGCTCGTCTTCGTTGTCCTCTTCGTTCACATACGTTGTCTTTAATCGCCAAGCACCAAAGCCACCGCCTACAGCCTCCTCAAAAGCATTATCGTAGGCCTCTTCAGCACCAGAATCTTGTTCGTCTGCTCGGTAAAGCTTGTCGCAAGTATCAGCTAACTTGTCATCCTTGCTGCCATCCTTGCTTACAAAGTCAACAGTAATTCGGTTGTTTCGATACTCTGAAATAATCCGCATCACCGACAAGTGGATCTTGTTTACCTCAAACTTTGGCTTATTTGCATACTGATCTCTGAGCGGACCTTCCCACTGAGCGCCAGAGATAGAATAGAAACGTCGATCCTGCAAGCACTGAAGACGTTCGTCGCGTAGCGCAGTCTGTATCTCATCAAACTCTTTTATAGCCTCCGAATGGATTCGGAAGAGTCTCTGATCGTTGGTCTCTCGCGCCATCTCTACCACCTGCTTTCAACGGGGATTGCTTCAAAGGCTTTTGGCTGAACCTTCTGAACTCTACGGACACCCTCACAAGCGTATCGCAAAGCGTCTATAACATGATTTGACTTATCTTCCAAGATGGGAAGTATTTTACCCGTCAAAGGGTCTGATTTGTAAGAGTAAAGTGTGAGCTCATCAATCGTATGCTTGCACCTCGGATGCACCACAATATCGTAGCTCTTGAGCCACTCAACGCCATCCTCTACAGACTTCGGACCTTTTACCGCTGGCATGATCTTAGGGAATCCGCTCTTTCGCATGTGCGAAATAGTTTCTGGCCTAGCAGAGTCCGCAACGATGGGCCATTTCTCAGACTCAGGGATTGTCAGGAATAACTCTGGCGTGTTGATAATTTCGCAGCCCACCATATAAGCTTCGTAATCCACATAAAGCGTTCTTCCGATAATGTGGCATCTCACTAATACAGTTGGGTCTACTGCAAACCCCCAGTCAGCACCGAACCTGTGAACCGCATCAGCTGGTGTTTCAAACTCCTCGACCCGCCAGTTCTTAAACACTCTGCGCTCTGAGTTCGTAACGTAATCGCCTTGCCAGACATGCGCGTACTTATCAATATCACGCGCTCTGTCGTACTCAAGCTCTTTTCTAAGCGTATCTGGAAACCAAGGGTTATCCGACCAGTTGACCTTAACGACAATCGCATCAGGTGGTGGCGTATCAGTTCTTAATAGCCTATCAACTGGATCGTGTGCGTATCGCGGGTTCCAACTAAATAGCAGC